GTGACTACTATGCAGCAAAGAGTCGCTATGAGTTTATCGAAGGACGTGCTGGCGAGAAAATGTATGGTGGCTCTGGTGATATTATCACACAGGGTGAGATTGATCTGCGCAAAGCAAAGATGGAAGAAGAAGCTGCAAAGGTTCCAGTTGCTTCTCAAGTTAAAGAGAAGTTTGGTGGACTTCGATTCTATGTTAATGGTGCAACTGAAGAACATTGGCACTATATCAGTTTCGCAGAATCTATGAGTTATCATACCTGCGAAGATTGTGGTGCTCCAGGAAAACGATACACTGATGGTTGGCATAAAGTCCTGTGCGACATCCATGCAGCAATGGAAGGTCGTGAAGAGCAACCTGCTGATGATGGAGATGAATAATGTTTTATGGTAAAGAATCTATTGAAGAACGAGTTGAACAACTCCGTGAAGCTGTAAGTTGGTGTACTGTTCATATTCCTGCTCCATCTTATTGTATGGGCGAACGCTGGACTGATGAACATCGTATCAAACATGGTTACACTCAACTAGAAGATGGTTCATGGGCAACAGTAATTGATGTTGATGTATATCTCGATAAAATGAAACAAGATATGATTGAAGTTTATGACAACTATCAAGATTCATTATCTAAAAATAGATTGTTAACTCAAAAGAACCATGAGATGGAATATGGCTTGCGTGTTGCTGAGAAGGCATTGAAGAAATCGCTAGAACTAACTAAGGAGATGATTGATGAGTAAGTATGTATTGGTTGAGACGATCTCTCAATTTCGTCAGCGTTATGTTATCGAAGTGCCAGATGATCATAATGATGGCGAGTTCCCTTGTACTGCTGAACAGTGGGCTGAAGATACAGTTACTATGGAAGAGATGAAAGAATTCTCTCAGTTTTGGCTCGGTGAAGTTATTACCAGTAGTCGTGAGATCTCTAGAGAAGAGATTGTTAATCTTTGCGATAAAGATAATAACTATTGTCAGTCATGGGATGATGAGAAGAAAATCGAAGTGTTTGTCACTCCAGTCAATTTCAAGAGAGAGTGATACTTGGCTGATGTTATTATTCTAAGTGGAACAGAATATCGCCATGATGAGTTAGCCCGAGTCCAGCGAGGACTCGGTGCATATAGAGTTGCTTCAGAGTTAAAGAAGCAGGGATATGATGCCGTTGTTATTGACTACATTCAGTACATGAGTACTGAAGAGATCATCAACGCAATCTCAAAAGTCTTAACTAAGGATACCCTATGGCTAGGGTATTCTTCTACATTTCTTCTTCTAAAGAAGTCCGATGGTTCTCCTTTGACACCATTGGAAAAGATGTATCAAACTACACCATATGATCAGATAACTGCAATCTATGATTATGTGAAAACTAATAGCAAAGCGAAGATTGTTTTCGGTGGATCATTCTCTTTACTTGCTCAAGCAGATCCAGAAGTAGATTATTACATCCTTGGTTATGGAGATGTTTCAACAGTAGACTTAACTCACTATCTTGCAGGCAAGAAAGACAAGATAGAGCACTGCGAAGAAAGAGTTATTGCTGGTAAAAAATCTATCGTTATAGACTCTGGTAAGTATCCAGATCCAGCGATGGATACTCTTCAAACATTCTGGCATGACGATAGCGTAAACCTACTTCCAGGAGAAGGTGTTCCGCTAGAATTTGCTCGTGGTTGTATCTTCAAATGTAAGTTTTGTTCTTATCCACTGCTTGGTAAGAAGAAGGGAACATACATAAGAGATATGGCTGAGGTTCGTGACGAACTGTTACAACTTTGGGAAGCCAGAGGAACTGAACACTTCTACATAACTGATGACACGTTCAATGATGACAATGACAAGATGGAAGAATTCCATAAATTGTTTACATCATTACCATTCAAACCAAAATTCTCTTGCTTCCTGCGTCTAGATTTAATTGATAGGTTTCCTCATCAGGCAGACTTACTTCTTGAGGCTGGGTTGATTGGTAACTTCTTTGGAATCGAATCATTTAATCTTAAAAGTGCAAGAGCAATCGGTAAGGGGTTGCATCCAGATCGTGTCAAAGAACGATTGAAGTGGATCGGAGATAAATGGAAAGACAAAGTAAACATCAATGTTGGGTTGATCATTGGTCTTCCTTATGACGATGATAGATACTTCCAAGAACTTTGGGATTATGTTCACAGTACAGATTATCCAGCAAAGAATACATCATTCAATGCACTGTTCATGACAGATAAAAACAAATCTGCAAACCCATATCAATCTGAATTCTCATTGAACCCAGAAGTGTATGGCTATTCTTTCGATGATAATGGTTGGGTTCATAAAGAACAGAATTTAGATTACAGAACTTGTGTTAAGATTGCAAATATGTTTGCGAATTCTCTTGCGCCATCATCTCACATTACAGACTTCCAAATGATTTCATACTTGAGTCTTGGAGTTGCCTTGGAAGATATTTTGAGGTATAATCAATTTGATCTGGTGAAGCATTATGATATTCCCAAACTTAATGCCGAAAAGATTTTACAATATAAAACTATGGTTGGAGCGATATAATGTTTATTTTTGATGTGGAAACTTTGGGTGTTGAATCAACCTGCGTTGTTCTTAGCGCAGCATTGATTCACTTCGACCCAGAGAAACGACCAACATACCAAGACTTGTTGGACAATGCATGCTTCGTTAAGTTAAATGCCAAGGATCAGATTGAACGACTGAAACGATCTGTTGATGTTGGGACACTTGAGTGGTGGAAGAACCAACACGAATATGTTCATAGCGTTTCGTTCAAACCATCCAGCCAAGATATGCTTGCTGAAGATGCGATTGAAACACTACATAACTATATGAACAAGGTTCCAAATGCACAGAATCAAACTATGTGGGCACGTGGATCTCTTGATCAAATGGCGATTGATTCTCTGGCAACCAAAGTCAATATGCAGGTGTTGACAGGATACGCTGTTTGGCGAGATGTTCGAACTGCCGTAGATATTCTTTATGGAACTACCAATGGCTACTGCGAGATTGATCATCCTTTGTTCAACCGAACTGATGTTATCAAACACCACCCTGTGCATGACTGCGCATTAGATGCTATGATGTTGATGTATGGCAAATGATCCAGTATTTCAAACCTATGACTATGCCATCGGTGGTAAGATGGTCATTGGTCGAGCGAGGATATCTGAACACTTTCGAATGATGCTCGAGGATGGAGACGAAGAAACTAAAAGAAAACTGAAGAGCGATCTGATTCATCAGATGGCACAGTACATGCTCGAAAATAACCTAGTGGAATTCACCTACATGGATGATCCGATTACAATGGATAGAATGGTAGCTGTCCGTGCTTATCTGGCTCCGAATGATCAGATTAAGATTTTACGTGTAGCGAATAAAATTGTATGACTAAGACTTTTGTAATAGCAGGAACGAAAGAAGAAGCGCAACGCTGGATCAAGCAAGATCTAGAGAAGAGATATCCCAATAATACTTCATTAAGTCTATCGAACTATGTATATGTTGATAGTGTAATCAGAATAAAAGGATACAGTAATCCTCATGGTGTGTTCGTTGGTAATTGGTTAGGTAGACCAGATATATTCGAAATCGTAGAAGGACTAATGATAGCAAGCACCCATGTCAATCCTGCACTGGGTAAAATCTATAGTGATTTGAAACCAAAAGTAAGACCAACTCCGAAAATAAAAGTAGTTGGAAATAATGCATGGATTAATGAGAACATACTCATACAAGAAGCATCAGATCTTGGCATTCTTGATGAACAAATATTAAAAGATATGGGAATTTAATAATGGAATTTTATACATCGGTTCATCCGATTGGTGACAAGATCTATGTTCGAGGTTACGAGAAGGGTAAACCTTACAAACGAAAACTAGATTTTCAACCTACACTTTATGTTACATCAAACAAACCCTCCAAGTGGAAAACACTGGAGGGCATCTTCGTTGATGAAGTCAAACCTGGAACCATCCGTGACACAAGAGACTTTGTGAAACGCTATGATGAGGTGCAAGGTTTCGCTGTATATGGCAATACGAACTATGCGTATCAATACATCAGTGACAACTACGACACTGTCAACTGGGATATGGAACAGATCAAAGTGTTCACTATCGACATTGAGACTGCCACAGAGAATGGATTCCCAGACATTCGACTTGCCAACGAAGAAGTCCTACTAATCACTATCAAAGATCTGCAGTCAAAGCGTATCATCACGTTTGGTTCTAAATCATTCGTACACAATCGTGATGATGTTGTTTACATCACATGTCGTGACGAACAGCATCTCTTGAAAGAGTTTATGATGTTCTGGCAGGATAACTATCCAGATGTCATCACTGGTTGGAACACTGACTTCTTTGACGTGCCGTATCTAATTCGTAGGATTGACAGAGAACTCGGTGAGTCTTTTTCCAATAAAATCTCTCCATGGGGTTTGATCAACGAGCGCAAGACTTTCATTAAGGGTAACGAAGAACTTCACTACGACATCATTGGTATCTCTCAACTTGACTATCTTGAACTGTATAAAAAGTATACATACACCAAACAAGAATCATACAAGTTGGATTACATTGCTGAACAGGAACTGGGTGATCGCAAGAAAGAGAATCCAGGAGACGACTTCAAAGATTTTTATACTAACTACTGGCAACAGTTTGTTGAGTATAACATCCACGACGTAGAGTTGGTTGACAAACTCGAAGACAAGATGCGTTTGTTGGAACTGCATCTAACTATGGCTTACAATGCCAAGATCAATCCAGAAGATGTTTACTCACAGGTTCGTATG